CCTCGAGCTCACATTGTCTTGAAAGCCACCGGAGATAGGCACGTTGGCATCGTTGACCGCTGCCGGGATGCACCGGATCGACGTCCCTTCCCAGATAAACATCGGCGCCCCCAGCATTTGCTGGAGCACTGCCATGCCCTGCTGGAGACTGGATCCGATGGTGGTCATCAGGCGGTAAAGTAAGTGCCGGAGACTATGAGCCGGCTGGTGGCCTGGAGATGGCCGGCTAGGCTATCGGCGGCTCCTGTCTCGAAGTGCGACAGCTCGAGGTAGCTGGTGCCGGCGATTAGGCGAGCGATGATGGCGGTCTTGGCCTGGTTGGTTCCGTTGGTCAGCCACACCGCGGCGGCGGCCTCGTAGGTCACGGCGTCTGGCAGCGACAGCCGGAGGTTGCCCGTGGCGGATCCGGTCACCGAGTTGACGGTGACATCCACAGTAAAGGTGGTCACACATCCGATGGTGGTGTGTCGGGCGGTGTTGGTGGTGATGGCGAAGGTGCGGCCACCGCCGGAGTCGATGAGGGTCGGCACCCAGGTCGTCGGTGTGACCAACGGCAAGGCGGCATACAGCTCGTCGAAGTTGTCGTTTATCTTCTCGCCGGCGCCGCGGAGGGTGTCCCCGGTGTTGTCGTTGGCGATGGTGCCGATGTTGATCGTTTGCTGGGCCATAGTTTTATTTCTTGGGTAGGACGTACCAGCCGGCCGGGAGGGTCACCCGGGATGGCCCGACCAGCTTCTTATCGGCATCGAAAGCATAGACGCTGGCCGTTGTAGGCTTGGCCAGCATCACCGGATCACCGGAAGGGACCAGGACCACCTTCGTCTGCTGGCAACCCAGGCAGATCGGCAACACGGCCAGCCAGATCGCTCTTGAGGGCCTCGGGAGCTTTGCCATGTTGCACATCGGTGGGTGGTGTTTCGCGGAACCAGTCGAGCAGAGCCTTGAGGATCTGATAGATCCAGTTCACGGCTTAGGAGCTTCGGCTTCCTTGGCATCCTTGGCCCAAATCAAGCCAATGCCAGCGGTTACCGCGGCAATGGTCGTAGTCAGGTCGAGGTTGGTTGTCGGGTCGTTATCGAAGACAGCCTTCAAGGCTCCTCCAATAGCAATCAGGATTGCACCAACACCAGCGAGAGTTGTTTTCGTGTTTTTCATTTGGATTTGAACAGCCTATAGGCTCCGTAGATGGCGCAGGCTAAGCCAATGAGCGCAGTGATAAGCTGAACCCAGTCGGTAAGCCACGGAATAAACGAAACAGCGGTGGCACCTGCCGCTGCTGCTAGGCTGAGTCCAGGGCTGGTGCTGCTGTTCGTTGGTTCCATTACTCGGATTTAGGCTGTGCGGCTGAGACTATGATATCCACAAGCGGAAGGGCTGCACGAGCGTTGGCAACGCCACCAGCCTTAACCGCGATGTCGATGAGTTGGAGGAGGCTGTTGGCCTGCTCCTGAGTGAGTTCGATCTTGATCATGCGGAGGGAGTATCAAGAACCACCACCGGCTCCGCAACCTTAACCGGAGGCGGCACCGGCACCCACGGCAACGGCGGAGCAATCACCGGAGGATTGATCTGATTCTCGATCTGCGCGGTGACGTTAGCCTCAATAGCCGCTTGATCGACGCCATTGCTGTAGCACCAACCAAGCACCTGCGCCTGCGTCAGATCCTCGTAAGGCGTGAACTCACCAGTCGGCGGAGCGAACGAGCAGGAGCCGTAGCAAGTGCCGCTGTATTGATCCTGAGTGCCGTTGCAACGCCAATCGGCGGTGATAACGACATTCGTTTCAGAGCCTTCGGTGGGCTTTACGAGAAGGCGTTCGATGATCCAAGAGAGGGTAATCATAGGATTAGGCAGCAGAAGTTGTGGCGAGAAGATAGTAGATCGTTCCATTAACCTTTATGGCAATCTTGTTGGTCACAGTGGTGTTTGTGATTGCTGCGTTGGTGACACCAGAACCCTCGGTAAAAATAGCAGGAATAGTGTTACTTGCAGAACGAGTGGAAGTGAACAACTGTACAGTTCCAGCGGGTCCGGTTGTCGGCTCTGTTCCGGTTCCAATAGCTAAAACCTTAGCGGCAGAGGTTCCGAATGTGCTAACCCCCACGCCGACGTTGCCGGAGGAGTCGATCTGAAATTGATCCGTCGATCCGTTACGGACGATGAAACTGCCGGTTGTTCCACCGGTGAAGTCTTGAGTGCGAATGATCAGGTTGTATGGCGTCGATGTATCCTTGATGATTGATGCGCTTCGTGCGCTTGCGGTTGATCCACCAATCATCAATCCGGTAAACAATCCGCTATCCACGGTAGAACCATTGCTGACATGGAGCTTTGCAACAGGACTCGCACCAATCCCCAACCCCGTGGAGTTCAGGGTCATTCGAGTGCCGCCTGCGCCGTCGAGGAACGTGTGTATACCGTCGTACGTTACGGTGTAAACCGGATTGGTAAACGTCGTCCCACCGACAGCGGTGGACGGAGTGATTTCAAAGGCATTGTCTACAGCGATCTGTTTACCAAGTCTGAAATTGTACTTGGTAGATTGCCCTATCATGCGGAGCTTCGAGCCATTGCCAGCAGATGCTTCCTCAAGCCCAAACTCACCAACCAGATGAAGAGGATATAGCGGAGTTGCTTGTACAATACCCACTCCAGTACTCGTAACCGCCAGCTTATTCGTCCGCACCGTCAGATCGCCGGTGATGGTGGCGGAGGCGAGGGTGGCGGTGCCGGATGCTCCGAGGATGTTGTTTACGCTGATCTTCTTCGTCGTACCAGATGCCGCCATTGTCGTGTCAGAGACATCGACCACCGGAAACATATCGTTGACTGGATCAGCAGCCGTTAAGGCTGTTAGGGCTGTAATCTTTGAATCTGCCATAGGTCAGTTGGATTGAATTGCGAGTTTAAAGAGGTCTTCCTGTTGTAGAAAACCAGCGTCTTCACGCAACAGAGAGTCGAAGGTGCCAAAGGTGATGACGATCTTTCCGGTGCCGTCTTCTTGCAGCACAAAGAACTCGTCCTCTTGCAGGACATCTCGACGCAGCACCGGCGCATCAGTGCCACCGGCTTGACCGGAGAACAACCGATTCAGTGCTATGCCGAGTGAGATCATTTAGGCTCGGGCTAGAAATGCTACGACGCTACCAGACAAGATCTGGAATCCAGTGATATTACCCACCAGCGGTAGGCCAGCAGGAATCGTCTTGGATGTCCAAGTGCCTGAGATCTGGTAGCCGGTGATGGACGTAAACACCGTCGGCTCGGTTGGGATCAAGCCAGCCCAGTTGCCGGTCTGAGCGGAGGTGCTAGTGACCAGCGCAAAGCCCTCGCGGCCCATGCTGTACTCGGTTGAAATGTCTGCTTGGACGGCCATAAAATTGTGTTTGTTAAAGGGGAGGCTGTCAGCGTATCCAACAGCCTCCCCAGTTTTGGTTTGTTAACCCTTACGGATCTTCGGTGCCAGACTGCCCTGTATCCACAGGATCAGTTTGCCTCCCTCGGGAATAGTCGCGGTGTTGAAGGCGGTGCGCTGGAGTGACGCATCGACTTCGGGGCCGGCGACAATCTTAGCCTTGTCGTTTCGGTCCACCGAGATGGTTGTGGCGATTCTCATGGGTCAGCCGATTAAGCGGTGATGAGAACCTCGGCCTGTGTGGTGTCCGCGGCCGCGGCGCCGAACATGATGTCGTAGGACGCCATGTGAGCGCGGGATGCGCGGCTGTACCAGACGGAGAGCAGGCAGCTCAGGCCGTTGGCGGTGGTGACGGCGCGTTGCTCGAGGAACTCACCGGCGATCATGCCGACCGGGAGGCCGGAGGCGATGGCGATGGCATCAGGGCCGCAGACGAAGCCGGCGGTGTTGGTCTCGGCAGAGGTCCAGCGGTTGTTCTCGGCGACCACGTCGAAGCCGAACCGGCCGTTCGCCAGCAGCTCCAGGCGGCTGTCGGGGAAGGTGTTGCTTGCGGCAGAGAACTGGAGGCGAGCGATGTGGCCACCGTCCAGGATGAGGTTCTTGCTGCGGTAGTTCTTCGCCAGGGCGAGGATCGCAGGTAGATCGGAGGTGTCGAAGTTGGCCGCGGTGCCGATAGTAACTGCGGTGCCGTAGTTGCCTGAGACCATCAGGGCGGTCAGCACGTCGCTGATGCCGTAGGCAAACAGGTCGGCAGA